TACTACCTAATCGTAAGCAGGTTTTCGTGACCCTCCAGTTGTTGAGGATGTTCGTCGGACGTTCCCACTTGCCGCTCTCATCGTGGACGAGGAGTTTGAGTTTCTCACCGTCGTACGAGTTGTCGCCCGTGTTTTTCCAATCGATCGTGGTGTCGAGACCGTCGATCTCTTGTAATTGCTGGTTCGTCTCGAGTTTCTTACGCGTGTACTTTGTTGCGGGTACTCTGTACGCGAGCTCTGTCTTTGGACGGTCCATTCCGTCCTGTATTGGTTTGAAAAAGAAGGGGTAATTAACCGATATCGGTACCACCTTGTCGGTAAACATCTTCTTGGCATCAGGACCAGACTTTGATAATATCCCAAACCTAGAGTCGCTTGATATTGTTGCCATATTAACGCACTCCCCGGACGCCATAAAGGAAAACCCAGAACGTCTGTTCTTAAGGTAACACATTCCATAGGATCTAGGATCGGCCTTACAAGCTTCCCAGAATATGTAAAATAATCTGTTCGATTCGCGGAAGTCTGGTTGACCGACATCAATTTTACTCCACTGCAAGTACATGTAATGAGTACCAGTAATATAAGTAGCATTGCCTTTGTTATAAAACCAAAAACCTTGCTCTCTTCTATTAAATTCCTCATCGATGTAATCATACCATTTTTCTTTAAAATCTAGTGGATATTGTTCCCAGTCAAAAACAGATTTAATTTTTTTTAAAACTTTAGGATACGGTGTGTATTCCCATTTATCTGTTTCAAACTTATGTATTTTATTTTCTACAGGTAAAGCTATTTTTAGGTTTTGTATTTCATATATTTCACCTATTTTACCTGTTTTGCTTATTATAACAATATCGTGTTCTTTATTGTATCCATATTCCCATTTATTATACCTGTTCATTCGTTTAAGAACTTTAGGTTTAATATGGTCTTTTAAAACTTTATATAAACTTTGTTCGTACATTACTTAGATCTACCTTCTGCAAAACCTTTAAAAGTTCTTTCTTCTTTAACTTCTTTTGGTTTTTCGTTTAATAAGTTTTCTTCTTCTTCGATACGACTAAGTATTTCAAACGCATCGAATATAGCAAGCTTTTTTGTAGCTGCAGCGTTTTTAAGTCTATCAGCTGATATATCATCATCTGAATCAACAATAGCTTCTTTAGCTACTTTGATCAACTCTTCTACTGCTCTCTGCCCAGCTTGGATTATATTCTTCTTCGTCTCCTTGGTATTCATACTTAATTACAATATCATTTGATTTCATACAATAAAGTCGTTTATCATCGACTAAAAACTCCCACTCACTATTAGGAGTAAATCCTACAAGATCACCTGGGTTGATATTAAGCTCTTCTAAGGACTTATTACCATATTTTAATATACCAATAAGGTTTGCTTCTTTATCAAGCGTTAGATCTTGTTTGCTTTTTATAGGTGTTACAAAGCATCTATTATTTATAGTCTTCCAATTGTTTTTATTTTTATATAAATAAATTTGGTCAACTGCGCAGAAATAATAATCATCTTTAAAATAAGATCTGCTTTTTTTCTTTTCACCTCTCATATCATAAAATGTTCTAAATACATTTTGATGTATGATTATTAAAGCACCTTTCTTAATAGGCGTAGAAAAAGCTGCTGGTGTTTCAATAACCTTAGCAACTCTATTAACAAATTTCCAGTTTTCTATTTTAGTATTTACAACTAATTTTTTATCACCTATATTAACAGTATTGCTGTATTTATCGCCAACTGGTTCAACGATAAAATCATATAGACTCTTCATTAATACTCTAAATCATACTCAACAGATACAGCCATGTTAGAGTTAAACTTCTTCCATGGCAATACCTCGTTGTTTTTCTTTATATGTATATTATAAGAATTATCAGATTCATCAAATAAAATATATGCTATTTCATGACCTCCATAGACTTGTTGTCCTACAGAATAATGCATAGCATCGTTTTTATAATCAGATCCAATACTGATTTTTCTTATAACAGAGTCCATTACTCTTCTGTTTCAGTTTCAGCTTCTTCTGGTTTTTCTATTTCAGTATACTCACCAGTTTCTATGTCAACTTGAATAGCTCCGTATTTCTTTTCTAATTCTACCTTGTGTTCTTCAATTGCAGAATTAATATTACCTATCTCGTGTAATAATCCGTGTTTTTGAGCTTCAAGTATACCAATATCGTTTAATACGACTTTTAATTTTTCTTGTTGAGTTTTAATTAATTCTAACTCTTCTTCTGTAATTTTTGCCATTTGATTTAATTTAAGTTAATTGTTTTATATTTATATAGTTACACCTGTTTTAGTAAATCTACTATTCAGGTAAATCTTCGTAGTCATCTGCATAATCAGATGGTAAATATGACTCCATACCAGAAATTTGATCAGCGCTACATTCGTTTTTATAAAAGTCATTTGATAATAACCATTTAAAGTGATCTTTAAGACACTGTAATTGCTCTGCTGAAGTATCTGAATCTGCAGCTTGTGCTAATTGACCATCTACTTGATTTACAATAACCGCTTTGTGGCTGTCTGGTGTGTTTTCTGATGTAATTACGTTTCTGTACATTTTTATTTATTTTTATTATTAAGCATTTTCTAATGCTGTTACTTTTGCTGATAAATCTTGTATTGCTTTTACTAAAACAGGTATTAATCTACCATATGTAGCTTCAAGTTTTTCAGGATTATTTTCGTATACTAATTTTAAGTAATCATTATCTACTTCTTGAAGATCTTGAGCTATAAAACCTAAATCTTTAACACCAACTTTAGCACCGTCTCTTGTGTTCCAATCAAATGTTACTGGTTTTAATTTTTCAACAAGTTCTAAGCCGTAATTAGAATCTTCTATATTAGTTTTATCTCTTTTATCTGATAAAGCAGTAATACTTGTTACTTTACATCTTAAAGTTGATATAGACGAATTACCTAAAGTAATTTCATTTGATACAGTCGCAGACGATGAATCTGCACCATTTCCAATTATAGTATTATTTTGACCAGTTGTTATACTTCCACCAGCAAAATGACCAACAACAGTGTTAAAACCAGAAACAAAACCAGCATTTTGATTTTGTAAACATCCATGACCTATGCCTATAGTTCCAGTGTCTCTTGTTGCTGAATTTAAAGCAAAAGTACCAAGTACTATATTTTGTTGACCATCTGTTAAAGCACCACCAGCTGGTGAACCTAGTAAAATGTTTCTTTGACCACTTGTTATTGCATCTCCAGCATCATCACCTATCACTATATTTCTTTGACCATCAGTCATATTTATTCCAGCATCAGCTCCAATTAATACATTTCTATCTCCTGTAGTTAAAGATTTTCCAGCTTCATAACCTAATGTAGTATTGTGAAAACCAGTAGTTTGAGCATACCCAGCTCTGTAACCAATGTTAGTATTTTTAACCCCAGAAGTTTGTGAAAAACCAGCTTCGTAGCCTATTGAGATGTGACCAGTAGCAGTATTTGTTTTTGCAGCATAATAACCAATACCTATTGAGCCAGTACCACCAGAAGCACTATTTATAGCATTTGTTCCTATTGCTACAACATAGTTAGAACTTGCATTGAAACCAGCATCATAACCCATAAACACACTCCATAAACCAGAGTAATTAACACCAGCTCTATATCCAACTGCTACAGAATTTCCACCTCCATTACCCTTTAATGATTGAAATCCTATTGCAGTGGCATTTGAATAATTTGTCATTCCACTACCAGCCTCATTACCTATAAAAGTGCTATTTGTTTGAGTAGTCATTGAATTACCCGCATCAACACCAAGAATAGTGTTTCCTTGTGGATTACCGCTTAGTCCAGCAGGTACTTCTCCTACATATAGTGAATCTGTATCAACTAAACAATCACTTAAGCCATTTAAGCTTGAAGCACCACCGCCTCCAGCGGCTTGCAAAGTAATTAAACCTGTACCTGAAGCAAATGTTAAAACATCACCGTCGCTAGCACCAGA